AGATCATTGCGCCGTTTGCCGTAATGGTGGCCGACGAAAAGGTTACGTCCGAAAAATCTGTCAGCGCCGTTGTGCCACTGCTGGTCGGAGTTACATTAGTCAATGCCGCGCCCTTGGCAGTATACCCGGTGCCGCTTACTTCGTTTGAAGTTGTGTACGCGGTAGTAGAAGCGGACAACGATGCCGAGCTTGTGTAAAGAGCTAATCGGAAAGTATTTCCGGAGGAATTTGTAAAATTGTGTGTTGCCGTCATTAACTCTTTCTTAAACGACGTACACATTGCCTGCGTAATTGCCATCAGAGCCTCCTTATAGCTTCTGCAAGTTCAGGGTGCCCCGCCTCACACAGAGCGCTGTAAGTTGTAGTTCTATCACTTTTTATGGCTTCTCTCATATAAAAAGCTACTACCGTTTCCATATGCCGTTTGAAAGCATGAGCTTGGTCGCGAAGAGCCGGATGAGCCGTATCTGAAACAGAAATTAACTTTTCAACGCATCTTTCGGCCACCTCTTCCGGAGAAAAACCTCGGTTTTCCGTGGTTTTTACCGTTACAATAGGTTCTTCCGAAATACTTACATCAAACTCAAACATCAGATTTTATCTCGTACAATTAGACCCGTGCGATACGCATCGGTATCTTCAATGGCTTCGCCGTAGTTTTTCAACTGCCCCAAGCTGTTAACAAACTGCTGGGCGTAGTTTTGTATTACGTCGGGCTCTCCCTTCATAAAAGTGTACGCCTCTACGAGACAGCCGTACAACAAGGTGACCGGCGCGTTTTGGCTTAACCACGTTGTGCCAGAGTCTCCCTGTGTGGTTAGGCTGTCGGGGCGATACAGATAATGAATTTCCGCCGTAAAGTTGGCGTTTGGGGTTGGGGCCAAGATGAAATTGCTAACGTCAAAATAACCGTAGTATTTTGGGGTTCCGGTAGTAGACGAGTTTGGGTTAACCGACTGCACAAAATTTACGTCTTTGTACAAGAGAAACTCTTTGTTGGATCCGTTAGTGATAGACAGCGAAAACGGGGCCAAAAAGTCCGCGGGGGCCGCAAGAAATTGATTTCCAGACGTTGTCGTTCCCGTGGCGTTTTTACGAAACACCGTAAGTTGAACACTTTTGAGAATTCTCTCCTCAGTGTTTTTGATGAAGTTATTCAGGTTGTTGACAAAAGTTGTTTCGTCGTTTTCTGTGTAATCCTGAATAGCTTGTTTAAGCTCAGAGTAGGTATAGGTCATGTCGTCACCACAGTCACAAAGCCAACGCTAGAGACAAGGTGCGTGTCTACACCTCGGTCGGGAAATCCGCCTCCGCCGACCGGGACATCCATAGGTTCTACGCGATCCGGTCGAGCGTTCTTCAATGCCTGCGGGTCCGTAACGGGTGGAAATGGGTATAGTTGCGGATGCTTGGGCTCGTACTCATCCTTGCCCACCAATAGCCCATTCCACTCTTTTCGCATGTCTTGATAGCGATAACGCTGACCAGAACGGTCTGAAATAGCGTAAGAGTTTTTTCCTGTGGCAAACTTAGGCATGACGGCTACCTAAGATACTGGTAAGCGGGTTCAATAGTAAACGAGGCCCTGTCCCTGTCTTCCTGAATGGCCCGCTCCATTTCCTCCTCGTACACGGCTTTCAAAAGCTGCACACGTTGTGGAGAACGCTTAATAGCGATGTAATAGGCCAGCCCGGCTGCAAGGCAGGGGTAAAAGCGGAAGGGAATTTCCATCGTATTGGTAAACGCATCCGCGTCGTCCATACGCGTTAACGCGTCATAAAAAAGAACGTCGGTACTGTTTTCGGGAATTGGCCAGATCTTGAGGTTGGGGCTAATCTGACGATCCAGAAAGAATTGGGATGGGCGACCCTCTGTCGTTTTCGTGGGGATGTTTAGATACTCTTCCCGACTAAGACGATCCAATGAATAGTCGGTGCTGTCGCGACGAACCACAACAGATAAGATGTCAATAACATCTGTCCCAATAGTGTATTCGCCGTCGCTTTCCGTAAGCGCCTGAGATCGTTGCGCGATTGTCCACGCGTTTAGGCCCCGGTTAGCCCACTCAGCCAACAAAAGGTTAAGCGAACGCTTTGCGGTCTTGAGATCGTACCCAGTACGAACTTCAAGACCACAACGCTCAAAAGCTTCTTCGATGTAGTCCGATACATCGAGTTCAAAGTCGGTGCTCCCGGAGACCGCCATCAGCTAGTTCACTTTCTCTTCTTAACCATGCCGCCGCCACGCATTTTCTTAACCATGCCGCCGCCACGCATTTTCTTAACCATGCCACCGCCGCGCATTTTCTTAACCATGCCACCGCCACGCATTTGCTTAACCGGTCCGCCGCGACCTAACTTAACTCTTGGCTTCATCGCCATTTTAGTCTCCTATTAAACGCCGGTATAGGCGTTCTCGTCGTTCATAAAGCTCTAAAGCGTCTGTCTCCGCCGCACATTCCTCATAGTACCCCTTTTCCTTGAGCTTGTCTGCCGATTGTTGCAGTTTCGAAAGCCTCTGGATAAAAGTAAGGGCATATTCGTCTTCTACCAAAGGATGGAAAACGCCATCATTAAATTGTTCTGATGGATCGTCGGATGGATGGAAACCCATAACCCACATATCTCTATCAATAAAAAAACCCTCCGAAATAGCGTCGTTTAGATCACTTAGGTATTGGTGGTAATCCTCGGGTTCTTTCGTAAAGGCGGTTTCCACCAACAGCACTAGATCGTACCGATCTACAAACTCTGAAATTATCTTGTAAAGAGTTTGGTATCCAGACTCGTGTTTAAACAAAACAAGAACTTTGTCGTCCTCCCAACCTCTTCGCGCATAGGGGCACGGAGGAAGGTTGTTAAAGACGGCAGAGGCCCCTTCAAGAGCGTGTTTAGACCATGCTCTTATTTCCATATAAATATCTTTTTCGCGACCGACTAAAAAATCCATTAGGCGTACCGTGTTCTTTTACGGCGCTCGTCCATTACCGCCCCGCAACCTTTGTGGAAACGAAGATCCCCCGGAGATCCGCCCTTTCGCATACGTCTTACTTTTGCAGCCTTCGTATTGGAGACAACAGTTTTTCCTTTAGATCCGCCGCTCTTTTTTTTACGCGCTGTAGCAGCTCTTTCACTTTTGCTAAGACTTTGAGCTTTGCTGCGAGGAAGGCATCGGTCAGGGTTTTTTTTATCTTTTGATGTCCCGCACTCACCCACGATGTTACCGGAGCTATCAATTCGAACCCAATCTTCATCTAACCACTCCTTTAACTTTCCCATTTAACGACCCTTCCGCTTACCGCCTTTGGATTTTTTGGCGTAATTAGGATCTTTACAATACTTGGACGCCGCTAGGTTAGCGTAGGCCGAGGGGTATGTGTCAAAAGTTCGCTTTGCCCAAGCTTTGCCTTCGGGGCAAATTGTGCCGCCCTTTTTCTTACGTACTACGCCGCCCCTACGCATCCTTACGGGCTTACAGGCTCCGGCTCCCAGTTTAACGCGACTTGTCATGCTATAAATGCCAAAACGGCCCCCACAACAGAAATTAACAAAGCTGTAAGCTGAATAGTGATGCCGCCCAAAATCATCCATACTTTTTTGTCTAGAGAGGCTACGTCCTTTTCAAGATGAGCTATGTGATTTGTTTCTAGCCGATTGAGAATAGCCTCAATCACCGTGACTTTTTTATCGATTTCTTGAAGGTTGGGCTCGGACATTGGATCACCAAGCCTTACAAGACCAATAACGGGCGCTAAATTTATCCTTGGCTGTATCGCAGGAATGGCGAGACCTAAAATTACTACGGCGTTTTGGTTGGTTCTTCTTGATGGACATATTTGGATCGCCAAATCGAACCAGTTTGATTTCGGTGCCCTTCTTAGCCAAAACAGCACTTTTCTTTGATTTACCGGGAGTACGCTTGGGTTTGTTAAAACCCCCAAAAGTTTCTCCGCGATAGCTAATTCGACCCGAAGGCAGACGTTTAACGTCTTTTGTTGTAGCCATAGATCAGTACCCTGAAGTTTGAGTGGCCCGGATGCACCCACCCGAGCCACTTGTTACCTCTAGCTAAACTGTTTCCGCATATACAAAATAACGGTGTACGTATCGGCGGAAGTGTGCCCAACAGTGGTAAACTTAATATCACCGTTTTTACCGCTTCCCGCGTTATTCGTAAGACCGCCAAAAACAGTGTAATCGTGATTTCCACTTTGGTTCTCACCAAGCTCTATGCAAAACGCGTCGGTCGATGCGTCCCACAATATCTGAAGCTTCATGCCTATGCACTGCCACCAGATCCGCTCAATAATAACTCCCGTGCAAGTGTCACCATCTGCACTGTTATCCAAACCGGAAACATCTACCTTAGTAACAG